GGTGCAGATGTGATCCTGGAGCAGTCGTACAACACAGAGGATACCCTGCTGACATCGCTCACCACAACAGCCCGTAAATACTGTGCTGGTTTCCAGAACCGTGCCTACATCACTCAGACCTGGTCGTTGTGGCTGGATAACTGGCCTAGTGGTAATTCTGTCAGGATTCCACTGCCACCGCTGCAAAAGATTAACAGCGTCAAGTATTACGGCACCGATGATGCTGAGCATACCATGTCAGCGACCGACTATTTCACCGATGACAAATCTGAACCCGGGCGCTTGGTGCTGGCTTATGGTAAGTCGTGGCCATCAGCAAGCCTGCGGCCGGCAAACGGTGTGTGTATCGAGTTTGATGCCGGGTATGGCGATGCTGCGGCAGATGTGCCGGCGGAGGTCAAGCAGGCGATGCTGCTGCTGATCGGGCACTGGTACGAAAACCGGGAGGCCACAGTTACAGGTATTATTTCCCGGGAAATTGAGTTTGCTGTGCGTTCGTTGCTCTGGCTGGATCGGGTGGTACCGATATGAGAAGATACGACGCCATGAATGCCGGGAATCTTCGCCACCGTGTAACCATCTTGCGAAAAATAACTGATACCGATACCGACGGCTACCCGGTAGAAGAATGGGTAGCCGTTGCCACCGTCTGGGCAGCGGTTGAGCCTATTGCTGGCCGGGAGTATTTCCAGGCGGCAGCAGTACAGGCTGAGCACCAGACCCGCTTCACGATGCGCTACCGGGCAGATATCACCCCGGACATGCGCTTGCACTATGATGGGCAGGACTACGAAATTAAAGCAATCCTAGACCTGGGCGGCCGGCGTCGATGGTTGGAAATCATGGGGGAGGTGGTGACCGGTGGCTAAGCTTGAGCTAACCGGGATGGATGAGCTAATAAAGCAGTTATATGCCATCGGAGAAAGAGTAGCTATCCGTGCCGAAAACAGAGCGCTTAAAGAGGGGGCGAAAGTCCTGCAGGAGGAAATCAGCCGCAGAGCTCCACGCAGCGCTATTCCCCGCCAGCCCTCCGGCAGACAGGTTTGGAGAACTGGGCAGCATGCCGCGGACAACATAGAAGCGAGTGGGGTGAGAACCGATAAGTATGGGGTTAAATTTGTGCTGGTGGGGGCAGGCAAAGGCGATAATTCGCCTTATTTTTATCTCAAATTTCACGAGTGGGGCACAACAAAAATGAGTGCAAAGCCGTTTATGGGCCCAGCTATAGAGACGAAGCAAGGTGAAGTATTCGACACCATGGCCAATGTGCTGCGGGAGGAGATTGAAAAGCGACGATGATTACCATGAAAAGCTCCATCAAGACAGCACTCTTGAGCGCCGAAATAATCAAACTGCTCCAGGGCGCGCGCGTCTATGCGGTAAAAGCTCCCCGCGCAGAGGAATATCCGAGGATTACTTTTTTTGAAATGGTAAATTTCGACGAAAACTACGCAGACGACACTTCGTACTCATCCCGACTGGTATATCAGGTGGACATATGGTCCAAGGCGAACCCCGACCCAATAGCGGTTGAAGTGGATAAAGAGATGAAATCTATCGGCTTTACTAGGATAGCTGGAGCCGATTTGTATGAGAACGACACACAAGTTTATCACCGTGCTTTAAGGTATGGAATACACAAGGAGGTGGGTGGTTAAATGGCCATAGTAGGATTAAAGGATCTATATTTTGTGAAGTTAACAACGGATGATAAGGATACGCTTACCTATGATGGGACTGTTACCAAAATTGCCGGGGCGATCAACGCAAAAATCACACCAGCCATGAATACCAGCACATTGTACACGGATGATGGGCCGGATGAAACCGCGACCGCTTTGGGGGAGATAGCGGTGGAGCTTCAGGTCAAGGATGTTCCACTCTCTGTTCAATCGGTGCTATTGGGCCATGCTATTGGGGGTACAGATAAGATTCTGCGGAAAAAAGCATCAGATGACCCCCCATATGTTGCGATCGCATTTAGGAGTTTGAAGTCTAATGGAAAATACCGTTATATCTGGTTATATAAAGGTAAATTCCAATTGATAAAAGAAAACTATAAAACCAAGGCAGAAAACGTGGAGTTCCAGACTCCGACTATTAACGCAACTTTCGTCAAGCGGCAAAATGACAAGGCCTGGATTGCGATGGGGGATGAGGATGCCACGGGCTGGACTGCCGCTGTCGGGACTGGATGGTTCACGAAACCATTTGCTCGAACTTAATAACTAAGGAGGTAAGATAATTTGGCTACACAAGTTGGATTAAGTAGTGTTCATTATGCAATAATGACGGAAGATATATCCACGGGAACGACCTATGGCACACCAAAGCCAATTCCTGGGGCCATTGCCGCAAATATTGAACCTGCTGTCACTTCTACTACATTGTACACAGATGATGGGCCGGATGAGGTTGCGAATGCTCTTGGGGAAATCACCGTCACTCTCCAAGTAAAGGACTTGCCCTTGGAGACCCAGGCGGATCTCTTGGGGTATGAAGCGCCCAGCGGCGGGGTCACGATTCGGTATGCTGATGATGTCGCTCCATATGTGGCGCTTGGTTTTAAAAGTTTAAAATCCGATGGGGATTATCGTTATGTTTGGTTATACAAAGGCAAGTTTGAATCCCCTGAAGAGAACTTCAAAACCAAGGAAGAGAATATTGAATTTCAGACACCGACTATCACCGGGAAGTTCGTCAAACGGGTATCCGATGACCAATGGCAAAACATTGGTGATGAAGGGGATACCGGATTTACTGCTGGCGATACTTGGTTTGACGCTGTCGTTTCTTAAGTATTAATGTTTGCCCCAGGACTAATTGATTGATAAGCAGAGGGTTTTATGCTCCTTTCCCTCCGCTTCCTGGGGCATTTTAAAAAATAAGGAGAAAACAAAAAAAGGAGGAACATTTTCATGCCCAACAACATTAAAACCAGGCCGGTTCCCATAGAACTGGACAAAAAGCGGCACCTACAATTCGACCTGAATGCCCTTGTTGAGCTGGAAGAGGAATATGAAGATATTGGCAAGGCTTTTGAAGGACTGGAGCAGGGCAAAATGAAAGCAATTCGCGCACTGCTTTGGGCTGGACTGATACACGAGGATGAAACTTTGACTCCAAAAAATGTGGGGCGGTTGGTGACAATCTATAACCTGCAAACAATAGCAGAGACAATCACAGGGGCAATCCAGCAATCGTTGCCGGAAGGTGATGGCTCAAAAAACTCCCAGACCCCGGCCTAAACGCTGGCTGGGACTGGGGGTTTTTGTATTACTGTGGCACCGTCATTTTGCGGATGTCGGAAGTGGAATTCTGGCGATGCACCCCACGCAAGATGTATGCGTTATTAGATGTGCATACAGAAATGATAAGTGGCAGCAAAAAGAAAAAGCCCAAGCTGGGCTTTATTGACCAGGTAATATAAAGTTTTATTTTGTTGTAATATTTTCAGCTATATCAAGTAACCGGTTATCTGTGAAATCGTCCCAGTTTACCTTTTCGTAAATATCCCGGGTAAAGGTGAACTGGATACTTTTTTTCCAGGTAGTGTTGCCGTATTTATCCTGATAAGGTAGCTGAATAGTGAAGACAGTTTCATCGATTTCTGGAACAGTTTCGTATAACTTTTTTATCTTACTTGCCATATTGACGCCAATTTCTCTCTTAAGGTCCTTTCCTAAAGGATAGTATTGATACGTGATATTCATTCTAGCTGGCATTGTTTCCTGCTTTTCAAAAAAAGCAACATTTACTATACCATCATTATCGTTTTTAGCCTCCTTAAAAATTTTATAAGCTGATGTTTCAGGAGTAGCTGACTTAGATTCTCCGGAGCAACCACTTAACGCTATTGAGAAAAGAACCGCTAATAAAAGAACAAGAATGTTTCGTAGAGTATAAATATGATGCACCCCCTTTCTTTTTTACTGTATTAACGGCCTATTCTTGTTTCATAACATAAATTCCTGCTGGAAGGAGGCGAATGCTAAATGGCAACACAGGTTGGCAGTCTTGTAGCAAGAGTAAGTATGGATCAAACCGGCTTCCAGCAGGGTATAACAAAGTTAAATCGTGAGCTTAAGGTTGTTCAGTCTGAGTTCAAGGCATCCTCCGCCCAGCTGGGTAACTTCGGCAAGGGCATCGAGGGGTTAAAGCTGAAGGCTGATTCTCTGACGAAACAGTTTGATTTGCAAAAACAAAAAGTGCAAGCATTGGAAGCATCTTATAAAAAGTCTGTTGAGACAAAGGGTGCTGATGCTAAGGCTACCCAGAACCTTGCAATACAGCTAAATAATGCCAAAGTAGCTATGGCGAATACTGAGAATAACCTGAAGAAAACCACGACAGAGCTGGAAAAACAGGCCTCCACCTGGTACAAGGTGTCAAAGGCTTGCCAGGAAACCGGCAATAGCCTAAAAGCGGTAGGTGGCAAATTAACCGACATGGGGAAGAGTTTGTCCATGAAAATAACCGCACCTTTGATAGGTCTGGGGGCGGCATTATTTAAACTGGCTTCTGATCTGGAGGACGCTATGGGGGCGACCAATCAGATATTTAAAAGTGCGGGAGATAGTGTAAAGAAGTGGGCCGATGACCTTGAAAGCTACTACGGAATAGCTGAAAGCAAAGCCCTGGAACACGCCAACATGATGGGTACGATGCTCCAGAATATTGGGGGATTGACAGAAAAAGAAGCTGCCAAACAAGCTCAGACGCTAATTGAATTGGCCGGCGACTTGACTGCGATGTATGGGGGTAGCACCAATGATGCCGTACGGGCACTGACTGGGGCCCTCAAAGGCAATAACACTAT